TGCACATTACCATGCTGGGTTGGATAATATCATTGCTGGTAGATGGGCCAGCAGAGTTTAGGGGAGATGTAACTGATGCCTTACCAAGGGTTCTGGACCGAAGGGCTTATAGGGTCTCCGGATAACATGAATGCTGGGTTATTGCAAAGGGATATTTTTGCAAATCGGCCTGCAGCAGCCTTAGCAGGTGTTGCATTTATAGCATCTGATATTGTGGATGAGACTCTGTATAGGGATAATGGATCAACCTGGGATACCATAGGAGCTTTTGTAACCTCTGCAGCACAAACCTTTGCTGGGGCTAAGACATTCTCAAGCGGTATAATTTCAACTGTGGATAACCAGAACCCTGCATCAATTATATATGCAGCATTGGCCACACATTATTTTCGTGCAACCAGTACCAATGCTAACATTGTTGTTGGTGTAGCAGGTCGACCTGTTAACAACACAGGTAATAGTAATAACTGGACTGCCACGGTTGGCCTACGTGGCGTCATGGGTATACCATTTACTAGTGCTGGTGGTAACCCATCTGGGGTTGTTACAGGCGCTGCTGCTCTTTATGGGGCGGATGCAGAAGCTCCTCCAGGCACCTTAACCATACAGGATCAGTATAGCTGTTATTTAGAAATACCTACCCGTGGTACACGTATCAATACCGGGTTACTTGTATCTGGTGGTGCTACACATGCAATTCATTCAGTTTCTGGGACTAATAAGTTCGTGGGAGCTATTTTAGGAGCAACAGGTGCGGGGTTCATACTTTCATCCGGGGCAATAGCTGTTCAAGAGGCTTTTACACTATCATCCACCGCAGGGGATATAACCATTTCTCCTGCATCCAACCTGGTCATAGATGAAAGGGTAAATATTCAGAAGAGTGTTTCAGGCTCTCCTATTATCCTGTACCTGGAGAACCAGAACACAGCATCAGGTTCAGATGCTTATTTGTGGATTGACACCAATGCCACGGGAGGAGAATGTGATCCTAGGATTAGGTTTACCAACGTTGCCAATAATACGATGTTTGGGATGGATGTTAGTAATAGCCATGCCTGGGTATTCTCAGATGACCTTGATCTTGGCACTAACGACAGACTCAGATTAGCGAAAGCTACTGGTATCCTAGATGTGGATGGAACATCAGGTCTAACTGCTTCCGTGGTTGGTCTATTTGATGACTTGGAAGATGCTCAGGTCCTTCAACGCTGGATGCATGGTGATGCAGGGTGGATTGATCCTGAGGAGACTAGGTTAAACAGGCAACTCATGTTTGACAGAGGTATACTAATACCCAAGGATCCTGACAAAAATCCCAATGATCCTAACGGATATTTTATCTCTGTACAACCTGTGCTTAGGTTATTAGCGGGTGCGGGGTATCAGGGGTGGTGGAGGGACATTGCCCTTCAGGAGGAGATTGAGCAACTTAAGGAACAAATTACCCAGATGCGGTGTAGTGGTATCCTGGGCAAGATTCGTGAGATAGCTAATAAATTGGTAAGGATGAATAATGGCAATAGTTAAGCAGAACCAAACAGTTGAAAGTATTCACTTTGATCAGGATGAATCAGGAGATATAATCTCGGTTAAGGTGGTGGGTCAATATGACCTTTATGATAATGTCAAGAAGGAGGTGATAACCACCCAGAGGGCAGTAACTGACATCTATGATGACATGACACCTGGGGACCGTGGGATTCTTAACGGTCTGGTAAAGTCAATATATTCCAAGGGAAAAGCTAAGTTTTAGGAGTTTAACATGGATTACACAAATGGGATGGCTAATCTTCTAGGTATAACCCTAGAATCTTCTAGGTTGTTAATGCTGCAAGCATATCAACAGCGCATGGATGGACTTAAAGAAACCATAGCTCGTTGTTATGTCCAAATAGATGCGGCTCAGATTATGGGGAATGCTAAGCTGGAACAAGACACTCAGGATTCGATTCCTGGCCTGGTTAAAGAATACCGGGCTTTGGAGAAACAGCATCAGGATTTGAAGGATGTTGACCAGCCTAAATTTATTGTTCAGCATATAAATGGAACCGAGGAGGAATAACCCATGGCAAACATTGTCCCTAATGTTGGGCTAAATAGAGCGGCTCAGGTCATACTGGATAATGTAAGCCACACGGCAGTGGGGTCTGGCACCACTGCCCCTGCTGTGGGTGATACCACCCTAGTTACGGAAACTGATCGGTTGGCCCCATCCAACTCACTGCGAAGTTCCAATGAGTTACAACTTAGAACCTTTTTCCCTAATGCTAATTTGCCCACCACGGTAGAGGAAGCTGGCTGGTTTATGAATGGATCAGGGGCTGTAGACTCCGGGGAGTTGCTAGTTCGTAGCACTTTGACCTTTGCCAAGGGGTCAAATGACATGTATTTGGTCATGAAAATGGACGTTAATAGGGGGTAGTTACCATATAGCATTACAATCATTGGTAGCCATGTTACGTACAGTAAATCCATTAAGTATAGGCCAATCAATTGGATGGACATGGATAATGATTGCCTGACAATATTCACATACATCCATATAATCCACTTTTTTGCCCACTGTCCAATCATGCAGTAATTTTTGAGGTAATATTGACATCACATGGTGATTACATCCCTTAGCCAAACACACCTACCTTGACCTCATCTCTCCAATTGTTGCCTTCCTTGACTTCCATGGGAGTCCTGTAGGGAGCTAAATCTTCAGCCATATCACGGGGGATAATCATTCCGTGGGGACGATCAAATTGAGTAGAGTCATGGACTGTGTTGATCTGGGGGTAATCCTTAGCTCTGATCTGGAGCAACTTCTGTATCTCGGCTGCTGTCCCCTGAATTATGTGGTTTAGAGCCTCCCTCAGTGCCGCAGCTATGAGGTATTCATTTCCCGAATTGAGTTTATCCAGGAACCAGCGTCTTCTTCCTAAATATGTCTCTGTGTATCCATTGGTATGCAGGAATTGTTTGACCATTTCCACGAGGACTCTGAATCCTGGATAAGCTGCGTGATAGGCTGCCTGGAAAGCTATAGCTTCATCTAGGGGGATACCATACCTGCGGTTTAATGTGTCTTCATCTCCTAGGTATACACTGGAAAAATTGATGTTCTTGGCTATTCTTCTCCTGGAGGCATCTGTTTTACCAAGGTGTCTCCCCAGGATAGCTTCTACCTTGTCCTGGGTTGCCTGATGAATATCAGATAAGTGGACCTGATTCTGGCGATACACATCCCACATGGTGTAGTCACCGGTCCACATGGCTATGTACCAGGCCAAGATACGCATTTCTATTTGATTTAGGTCCCAATCTTCTAAGGTGCATCCTTGAGAAGCAATCCAAATGTTGCGGATTTCCTCTGGTTGGTTTTGCAAATTAGGAGCACTGCGTGAGGTTCTGCCACTGTTAGTTGCTAGTTGGTTTATCTTCCCAAAGACACGATCTCCTTGTAGGTACTTTGCAGGTATAGCCTCAATGAATGTGCTGAGGAGGATTTTCCCTTCTCGGTAGAGTAGGACAAGTTGTGTGACGAAGTCATCCGCGTAATACTTTCTAAGCATGTCCTTGTTCAGTTTGGGGTTCTTTGTTGCACGGTTGTAGGTGATATAATGACCTCTGGATTGTAACACCGCAGCAACTTGCTGACTGGAACCTGGATTAAACCCCATGCCTTGGGCTATCCCCTCATAGTAATCTACATCCTTTCTTATCCTAACACGATGTTCTTCGAGTGCATCTAGGTCTACACGCATCCCCCTATTTTGCATATCCTTCAGGACTGGCATGTACTCCATTTCCCTAATGAATGCTGCCCAAGGGATAAATGGATGCAGTGTTTCCCAGGTTCTATAAGTAAATTTGGTGTCCTGAGTACATTTTTTAGCCACAGTTTCCTCAGAGATGGCCAACATTGTGAGTTGGTTTTTCCCCTTCTTGCCAAGGAGGTCTTCTATCGTAGTCAGGGTGACACCAAACAACACCTGTGCTAAAGAGTAAAGTGATGGTTGTAATCCCATCAACTGGGCCGCTATCATGGTGTCAACCACAGGGGTGGTGGTGATCCCTTTGTACTTTTCTATAATTGCTAAGTCAAAGTGACCGTTTTGGAATATTTTCCACACTCCAGTGTTGCTTAACAGATGCCAAGGAAGAAGTGGGCTATCCCAAGGAAAGTAATACGCTTCATGTGAGTTATTGGAAAATGATATGCATAGAGGTGTGTCATCATCCAGGGATACGGATTCAATATCAACGGCTAGGTACCCTGAAGTTTGATTGGCGAGTTCATCCACCATCCCCCTGTAAGGGGTTCTTGGGCCATAATAACCCCACTCAGTCATGAGATTTCTTGCTCCTGTAGAACCAGATACAGTAGGCTGTTGTGGCAATCATAGACCAGGTAAGGGCTGGTTCTGCGGCAGACATAAGTCCACCAAATTTAACAATTATCAGTATAACTAACATTGCCCCTGGTATATTCCTCTTTATCCCTTGGACCATTTAATGCACATCCTTATACCTTGTATGAAATGCTACATCTATGTCACAGGTAGGTACACCACAGAGTATGCCACGGATAAAATGTCCTGTTGGATTATCACCGTTATGTAATCTTAGGATATTTATCAGTGGTATTGTGTTCTCCTTGTATACCCATATCTCCCGACCCTTAGTTGTATCCAGTATTGACCATATTAACCCATATATCCCAGATATAATTTTAACCCTGAGGATGAATGCAGCAAATTCATCCTCGGTAGGTCGGCACATAAATGCTGAGCAGGCTCCTAACCAAACTTTTTCGGCTTGCCCTACAAGATGTCCCCCTGAAAACATATGTAGTGGTGAATCGTCAATCTCCTGAAGAGTATCAAAGGCTTTACGAAACAATGGCCCACAGGTTGGTTGTTGTGTCATCATATATCTCCTATGCATCCCACATTTTTCTTAGGACTATGATATCCTCGTAGTCGATTTTGAGTGATATGTCTTGATCTTCTCCAGATTCCTCACGCCTCTTACGGTGGATAATTTGAAAGATTTTGGGATCAGTGTAACGGTAGTGCCAATCAAAGGGCAAAAATCCCGCATCAATGGCCACTCTGGTGTTGTCTCTTCCTACCTCTATGTGACGTTTTTGTCTAACATAATCCTTGGTGATAATGATTAACATCTCCCCTATGACAAGGCTCCTATTGCAAAGGGTATAAATGGTTTTCATTGCTTCTAGGTATAAGGGATAATTTGTGAGTTGGCCTACATTAGCATGTTGTGCATCATATCCTATGTTTATGTGCTTCTCTGTATGGAATTTGCTTTTCCCAGCTACCTTCCAGAGGTCTCCATAAGGAGGACTGAAGATTACAATGTTGGGTTTTAGTGATATATGGTCATTGGGAAGTGGTAAAAACATCCGACAGTCACCTTCGTATCTATGTACATGGCCAGTTAATCCACCAGACACCTCTTGCATTTTCTGTATGTTCATGCCTTGGATCTCAAAGAACCTAGGAACAAGTTCCAAAGCTATTGTATCACGTCCTAAGGTTGCAGCATAATGGACAGTGCCGATGCCGGACATAGGGTCCAGAATGGTGTCTCCAGGCTCAGTATAACGACGGATGATCCAATCAAGGGTTTGCATTTCTAACTTTGCCTGATGCTCACTGTGTTCATCAACACACCACTTACGGCGCCACACATCACGTGGGAAATTCAACACTTCATTGGTTGCCATGTAATCCAATGGTATGATCATAATTTACCGATTCCTCCCATCAACCTATTATAAAGGTTGCTTGATAATCTCCAGTTGGACTTGGTTGCCAAAAATGCATTGTAGGGTGTATCGTACTTAGATAATATGTCCTTAGCTGTTACCTCTCCTATGTTGGAGCCTGATACCCCCATGAGGGTCTCCACATATGGGTCAGGTTTCCACAAGATGGGTTTTGTTTTCACATATCTCCTGAGTGTCCTGTGTTCAGGCTTGTGCGAATTATGCACAAAGGCTGATATAGCCGATGCTAGGGTTTCTAGTGTAGGAGCCTGATACACGGTGATGCCTTCCTTATCAAGGGACCACAGATATGCCTGGTACTCCTCCCACGACCGGTGTATGATGAATGGTTCCCATTGATTGGTTTGTCTATTCTTCTTCTGTACTATGTGGAACCACTCCTTGGTATTAGTTTGTTGCCAAACATAACAGGCTCTCATGCCAGGCACAGGGGTTAACAACCCGTTGATTACTAAACCTACTTCCGTGGCATGATTTGTATGTTTTCTGAGTTGGTCATCTAGTCTTTTGCCCATCTCCATAAGCACCGAATGGGCAGTTTTATGCTCTAGGGTGATACTGTGATCGGTGTACCAGGTGATGTCAGCCATACCTGTGGAGACCATATTAACTTGATCCACATGGAGTGTGCGTTCTAGGTAGCTCTTGAAGTCCGCGGATTCATATACATCAAGGATGATTTGGTACATGGGTTGCTCCTAGTCAGAGTGATGCTGAGATTAAATATGCACAGTGCGTGTTATATTCTGTGTGCTAGTCATCACAATGTCAAAATTATAATTACACACAGCATGCTATATTCTTCCCGCTTGACCCATTTCATCCAGCCTGGAGAGTAGGATACAGCTAAGTATGTCCTCGAATGATGGGTTATCTAGGACCTTGCCCTCTGCTGCAAGTGTCAACCCACATGTCAAGATAGTCCCCTGAGGGATAGACCTCTGCTGTGGGGGAATTGTTCCTGGGATCATACTGCGTTGTATGGATGTGTAAACTACAGTGTCTACTACACCTCCGATACGATTCCACCCATCCCAAGTTTCACCTACCCGAACAGCCTCTTGTCCTTGGACTAGGCTTTGATAATTAGCCGTTTGGTGATGGGTGATGTAGAGGTGTTTACCATACGCACGAGGCAGAAGACAAAGCGCCCTCATGTCGGAATTAGCCCTGCGATACTCTATTTGGATCAATTGTTGCCTGCTGGGGTTATTCTGTTGGATCCTCTGAAGAGTAGCATCGGTGACGCAGTGCCAAAGTACTGTTCCAGTATCCAGGCAGATGGATTTCACTCCAGTTGCTTGACATGCTGTAACCATATCTGGGATTATATAACTGTCCAGGAGTTGCATGTCCAGGTTAGTCTTTTGTCCTGGGAATTTTACTGGCATCAAGTACGGCTTACTTATGATGTCTGCTCCACTGGCGAGGTGTGCTGGTGACAGAGGTTCATTTAGCTGTAGTTTGAGGATATTGAACCCTGAGAAGCGTGGAGCTGCTCTATGAAATCCCTGGTCAAAGTCGAAGTGAACCAGAGGCTTCGGGAAAGTTAAGCCCAATGTGGTCTTTGCGGTTTTGATGTCTCCCCAGGATCCTAAGATGAGGGACTCTATGCCCCAGAGTTGGAGTGGATTATTCTGCATTAGGGGTGGTGTCTGTGTACTCATGAAATCTCTCCCAGACATTGATTATCAGTTTATAATAAAGATCCTCTGGTGAGGCTATCATTGATCTGCCAAGTAGTGCCAAGTCCTGTGTGAGGGATGATGCAAATGCTAAGGATGTGTATAACATGGCAGCCATGGGATCAGTTTCTACCAGATCCTCGAATTCTTCCCAGGTGGTGTTTTCATCCATTAGCTAATCTTTCCTTTAGGATGTTAAAACTAAAATACGCATCCACTTTTATAAGGCTATGAGGACAATCACTGAAAGGGTGTTTGCAAATGGGATATCGGCTATCCTTGCGATCAAATGACTTTTGCTGTTCTTGTAACCTTAACAATAATGATTTCCTTGACATAAGTTACCTCTTCTTCTTAGCCTGCTCAATTTGTCCTTTGGAGCAATGATGAGCCACATCACAGAAGTCTTGACAGCGGCGGCCTTCCCAGGATTCCTGGTCATTGCACACAGGGGGTTTTTGCTCCCCTGACATGGCAGCCACCAACATACGTCGTTTTTCTTCAAAGAAATCCCTTAGCCATTGATCATCCAGTGTAGGAATAGGCACCAAATAGATGGGTTCGGTGATGCCTCTACCACGCGCTGATTGGGTATTACCATCACGGACGGTGATCTGTAACTGCATCCTTGTGATGGGATACCCCTGATCAGAGAGTTGTAACCTGTAGTGGTTTAACTGCATCTGCTCTTGGTACATGTCTACCTTGGTAGGGTTAACCACCCACGTAGTGATACGTTTAGGTGAACCCGCCTTTCCCCATTTCCCAGACGATTTATACACCTCTGTGTCAGAGAATCCTTCGTGTTTCTCCAACCCCAGTATCTTCATCACCCGGTAACTGCCAAAGGTTTTATAATCCGTGATAACGAAACAGCCTGGGAAAATTTCATCAGGTTCTAGGATGTCTGGGGTGCTGCGGATGGTAGTCCCTATGCGGGTTTCACTTGTTACAGTGGTCACTCCTCCAGCTGCACGTTCTAACTTCGCGTGGTGTTCATTGCCTAAGAGTGCATAGGCGTAGTTTTGAGGCTTAGCTGCATACGGTTTAGTGGCTTTGAGCCATTCTTGCATTGTGCCGTTGAGCAATCTGGTGGTTGAAGGTGTGCCATCCCAAGGACGGTCTCCGGTGATTATCTGCATCAGCGTGGGTAAGGTTAAGCAACGGTGGTTCATGCGACAAGATACTAAACAGTTCCCTATGGGAATCTTTTCCCCATCGGGGCAGATAAATTCAGTCAGTGGCATGGGTTATTCTCCCAAGGGTTATCGGCATTAACTAAGGTTAAGATGATATCTCCGTGACAGGGGGAAGGAGCACACCAACAGAGGAGATCCCTCCCTTTAAGGTTATCAATTAGCATGTGGATAAATGCTGGGTTATGTATCTTGGACCAGTTGATTAGTTCTTGGTAAGCTTCTACAGCACCTTCACGAGTTATCTGCTCACCAATCTTGAAAGGATTCCCAAAGGGAGTAGGCCTCCCAATGTAAATGGCATCCTTGGGATAAGGCATAATCTTCTTATTGTAAACCTTAGGCATGTTATCTCCAATGGGATAAATTTTCATCTACTATTTCATCATCGGTTTCTATTAAGCCTGTGGTTCGGATAAATGCCACTACCATCTCCTTAGCATACTCCCACGGAACTTTGTGTTCATAGATCAACTCATTGTATAGGATACCCCAAGTCTCAGCTATATCCTTAACTTCAAGTTGTTGTTCATTGGTCATGCTATTTCCTCCTTGTAATTCTTCTCTTTAGCTCCTCCTCTGCTTCAAGATTATCACAGCTCCATGAAGATGATCCCGGTGTGTGGGACAAAGCTTCGGAAGATTTAGTATCCCAAGGGAATTTATTGTAAGTGTACCACCGATTACCAGATTCATATCTGTCAGATATAAGCTCCACCTCAACAAGTTTTGACCTCTTCCTATGACGACCCTTGGACCTTGATACAAAACACACGTATGTGAAGCGGTCTTGTATGGGGTCCCAGAGATCAGGAAGGATATCCTCCTCAGCTTCTGATAAAGCTTCTTGATATTCATCATTGGTCACGATGTGACTGGGATGCTAAAGATAATGTTGGTACAATTATTACACATCCAGAGAATGTTCGCGGTCTTGTGTGCATTAAATTCTAATCCATAATATCCGAATTGATGTGTGTAACAAAAACAAACTTCACACCATTTAACCTTAGTTATGTCTGATATCATGTAACACACCACCCTTGGTGTGTGGGTATCCAATCCCAAGCTAGGGGACACAACCTCAGTAGCAGTTTAACTTAGCTGTGTCCTCCGGACCCCGATTACGGGTACGACACCACACGGGACGGGGAGAGATTCAGGCCCACATAACCTGGTCGTACTTTCCCGGCTTATTAGAACTGGATACCCCCACAAGGTATCTCTCCTGAGGGGAGGAGGAATACCCCCTCCCCGGGTAGCCTACTGAACTGATCCTAGGCTATGATTAGGTATGTACCATCAGGCTGAGCTTGAACCTCGTTTGAAGCTATCAAGCCTGGGATAAACTGGCTCTGAGCAATTGCGTTCACTAGGCCAAGATCACCCCTGATAGTCTGGTCAGTAATAGCCGCGGAGAAGAAATCAGCCGCGGTTTTGTTGTGCAGTAATTGTTTGGCTCTGGTGCGGGCATCAAGAGTATCATCAGCAACTGCCGCAGTTACGGGGGGAGTAACCGCCGTAGCTACCGGAGCTACCGGGACAGCTTGGGGAACTGGTGGCGCCATAGCCTGAGCCACCGGAACAGCAGCTGCAGGAACATCCGGAATAGGGGCTACAGGGGCTATAGGTTGAGGTACCGGAGGAATTATCGCTGGAGCAGTGGGTACCGGCATACCAGGTACAACTGCAGGGGCTACAGCTAAAGGAGGAGTTGGCATTGCAGGTACTAAGTTAGAATTTGCAGGAGCACCATTGACCCCAGGAACTGGGTGTGGATATTCAGCAACATAGCGAGGAACCACTTGAACCCCAGTTTGAACAAAGCCTACCATCTCCCAAGTTACCCCGGTCATGTCTTTGCCTGTGTTACGGTCTTGCCCAAAGACCGTAGCATCATGACGGACCATGTGGACCCATTGACCCATTAGTTGATCTATATCCAGTATATCCATTGTGACGCCAAATGCCCTAGCTATGGTTTCACCGAGTTTACCCCAACCTGAATTAACGCTCTGTGAAATCTTGATGGCTAGGGTAATTTCAGCATAGGGCCAGGGGGTATCCGAGTGCAGCACTTGGCAATTGCCAAATGACAAGTTTACGTTTTGGTTACCGAAATTATCAGGTGCAACAGCCCAGGCTGTGCATTGACCTATGAACTCAGCTACCGGGATTCTATTACCACCTTGGGAGAGGCCTCTCCATGAGGGTTTAGCTAGGGGATTAATCATTCCTGGTTGCATTGGTTGTAGCAAGATTCTCCTTGTTTTGGTTACTAAATTTGTGTGTCGGATTTATCAAGTCTAGCATAAATCATTGCTTGCGGTAAGACTACGTCTATACACTACAACAACTCACGACTTGAAACAGTATCACCAAGGGATTCTGTATCCTCTGGTGCTTCAATTATAATCTCCCCTGGGGGCTCAATTCCACCTCCTGATAGGATATTGGTTAGTTGAATTATTGTGGTTTTTATCTTTTCAATGTCTACCTCCTGATACCTTTTTGGTATTCCTCCTAGCAGTTTCAACTTATTGAAGTTCCTAAGCAAGGCTGATTGAAACTTCTGATAAGCTTCTAGGTCATCTAGTGTAAGTTGGTCTAAGGGGGTTTGGAGCGGTAACTTCTCTACCCAGTATGTATATGCATTTGCCAGGGTACTTAACACCCGGCGTCTTTGCTCCTTTTGGTCAGAGGTTAAATCTAATGCGGGGCGACCTCCTCCGTGCCCCAGAACTCGGTTCTCATGTGAAATGATTTGCCTTTTTAACCTGGCTAGGTGACAATTATAGTGGTAATGGACCCTGAGGAATTGTCTTCCATCCTTGAACTTCTTATGTAGGGTGTCATCAACCCTATGCTCACCAGGTTCTATGACTTGACCACACCCAGAACATTTAGTGGGTCTGGATGCTACCACTGCTTTCATGGGCAACTCCTAATGTGATACTTATTTCAAGTGTAAGCTTAACATCATATGATACGTTTGTCAAGTTAAATAT